GATTGACACCAATAACCTCCTGATTGATGACACCCCGGGTATTTCACTGGCGCATGTCATGGCTGAGTCACGTCGCATCAAGCGCGAACGCGGCAAGGTTGGGATGATCCTCGTTGACTACCTGACGCTGATGACTGCCGATAAGGCAGAGCGAAATGACCTGGCTTACGGGCTGATCACCAAAGGCCTCAAGACCCTGGCGAAGGAGCTGGATTGCGTCGTGGTTCTCCTGACTCAGCTTAACCGTGAGCTTGAGAAGCGAACCAATAAGCGCCCCTTGCCGAGCGACTCCCGCGACACCGGGCAGATTGAACAGGACTGCGATTACTGGCTGGCCATATACCGGGAGGGCGCCTACGACGAGAATGCAAACCAGAGTGACACAGAGCTCCTCCTGCGCCTTAACCGGCATGGTGAGACAGGTGTTGTCTATTGCGAGCAGCGTCACGGGGCGATTTATGACTGCGATCAGGAAGCTGCCAGTCAGCGCCGGCGCGAGAAAGAGGAAAAACCAACCAAGCGGGGTGGATTCTGATGAAAAAGAACTCGGGCAAACAAGTCGTACTTAATTACGTCAGCCAGCATCCTGGCTGCACCTTTCAGGATATCCGCCGCGGTACCGGTCTTGACTCTTCAGTGGTCAATTCCTCCCTGTGGCAGATGCACCGTGACGGACAGGTTAAGCGTGAGGGTGAGTGCATGAGCTACCGCTACACCCTGATCGACACGACAGCCGTAACCGAAAGCGATCCGTCTGTTCAGTATCGCCAGCGTCCTGGCGGCGTAAACCCAATGACCAACCTGTTTAACCAGTGCCTGGCGGGAGTGAGGAAATGAAATTTATCAAATTAAGCCAAAGGGGAACGGTAGAGCGCCAGGGCAAATATGGCTGGGAGCCTGAAACAGTCTACGAGCCTGTGTTTGTTGCCGCAGAGCATATTGTCAGCATGTATTTCGCTGGTCTGACAATCCTGAAAATGACCTCCGGAGAGCGCATTGACGTAAAAGAGACCCCGGAAGAAATCATCGCCATGCTTACCGAAGGAGCCTCCAAATGACAATCACACTACAGGCAGTAAACGAGCTCATCGCCTCCCTGGAGAGCGCAGGCGAGCTGTCAATCAGAGAGCAGAAGTTCCTGAAGCTGGCGAAAGAGTTTCGCATTTGCAGCGCTTCACTGGATGCCGCCATAAAAACCGGGAATATGCTGGCAGACCAAAATGCTCAGCTGGCTGCGGAGAATGTGGCGCTGAAGAATGCTTTTGGCCCCGGCGATTCAGTGCTGAATTTTCTCACTATCGCATTACGCCACACAACGTATGACAGGATTGACCTTGATGACGTCACGCTGGCTTTCAAAATGTCACTGCCGGAAACCCCCACAACCGCTCGTATCGTAGCCGAAGCCGAGGCGCGCGGAGTTGAGAAGGCCATCGCTCACCTGGAGAAGAAGTTCAGCAATATCGGCGTGCAGATCATGAATTTGCAGTGGCTGGCAGACTCGCTGCGCGAGGGGGCAGACAAATGAACATCGCCACTTATCTCAATACCGGTTTAGCCATTCTTGGATGGGCATACATCATGGTTAAAACAGGCCAGTGGGTTACCAAAAATGCTCTGAGGCAGTGGGACAAGCGTCGTAAGGAATCTCGCCGCCAGAAAGCTGTGAATGAGTTTTATGACGCCTTTGAGCTTAACAGCCTGGAACCCGGCTCTACCGTTCGCCTGGCCACTAAAGGCGACCTGACAATCATGATGTTCCGCAGCGAGGGAAAGTCCAATGACTGATATCACCGAACTGGCGCAGAGCCTGAAAGCTGCAGCGATCGATGCCAAAGAGCTCGCCATTATCGCCCGGTATTCGAAAGGCCGTGCGGCGGCGGAGAAATTTTACGCCCTGGCTAACCAAAACAATGTCATCGCACTGGTAGAGGCGCTGGAGAAGGCGCAGGAGACGATTGCATTTCAGCAAGGAGAAATTAAAGCGCTTTTGTCGTCATTGGAGTCCCGCACCGTCACCGTGAAGCTGCCGCAGCCTATTAGCGTTTTGCATCGCCGAGATTTCACTGATGCGCACTGCGCGATATATGCATATCCGGAAGCAGAGGTTAACGCAGCATTAGCCAGCGCTGGCATCAAGATGGAGGCTGAGTGATGGGGATAACTGAAGGATTTTGCGCCGATTTGTATTGCGACTGTGATGGTTGTCAGTCAGGGAAAATCTATCCGCAGGGGCAGGCTGATTTTATTGGCCGGAATATGACCGATATTTCTCAGCAGGCGCGCAAAGCTGGCTGGCGCATCAGCAAAGACCGCCAGCGCTGCTATGCGCCGGGCCACAAAATTTCACGGGGAGCCAACCAATGACCAAATCAACCATAACCAGAGAACGCATCGAACAGTACGCTAACGATCCGCGCATGTGCAATATCAACGACGAGATTCGCGAACTGGCCCGCATCGCGCTGGCCGCAATGGACAGCGAGTCTGGATGTTTGCCTCTCGACTACCTGCAGGGACACAAAGACGGTCTGGAATGGGCCGCCCAACTGGCAGAAGCCATTCACCCTGAGACTGGAGACTGGCTTTACGATGACCCTATCGAGCTGGCAAAAGCCATTCGCAAAGGTCCAGATATGCCGCCAGTGCAGCCCGTGCCGGAATATCCGGAAACACTGCCGTGCCCCGTATTGCTTGAGCCAGGGTTGCGCTTTGGCAAAGGCATTAAAACCAGCACCATGCTTGCCGCCCTGGCGCGCAGGGCTGTACACGAATCTGATATGGCGGCGCTGTCACCGGAAGAGATAGCGGAGTTTCAGGCGCGGATTGAGGATTTCAAAGCGCTTATTGCGCAGCCAGCGCCGGTAGTGCCGGATGATGTGCTGGACGCATTGCAGAAGGTTGCTCGTATACGCCTCGACCTGAATGACTTCGACGGCGATCGCCGTGGCATCGCTGATTGCCTGTGTGATGCCGAAGAGGCGATCATCGAGGTAGTAAACCGCCGCGCCGCCATGCTCAACGGAGGTAAGTCATGAAATTCGAAGAATGGTTAGCACAACAGGATGGGGTTATTGATGTAGATTGCGGCTGTGTTACCACTGAAGCGTTTTATCACTGGTTGCGTGTGGCTTATGAGGCTGGAAACTCTCCGGTAACTACGGATGGTTACGTGATGGTGCCGAAGGAGATGACTGATGAAATTGGCGAGGCCATAGCCATGCAGGCGAACTGCTGTGGTGGCATAGCTCTTGATATCTACGACGCCATGCTCGCAGCCGCGCCGCATGATACCCCCGCTCTCAACTCGGTGCAGAGCGTCGTTACTGTGCCGGGTAAATGGATTCCGGTAAGCGAGCGGATGCCGGAAATGGGTGAAAAGCAGCGCTATGTATTAGCTGCTGATTTCAAAAATAACTATTGGCCCAACATACCAAACACTCAGGTTGGCGTATATGGCGACTGGTTTGATGATGGCAATCCAACGTGGGATGACGGCGACGGCGAAGACCTGCATCTCAAAGAGGTAACCCACTGGATGCCGCTGCCTGCCGGTCCGAAGGAGGTGCAAGGTGAGTAAAGAAGTCATTACTATCAAGGCTCAAAGCCAAGAGATGGCGGAAAAGCTGGCGAGAGGTGTATGGGCGGTTTGCCCGGACGCAGAAATCAAACTGTCCTATCCAAAGCCATTGCTTTTCACCTGCCAGATAACCTCATGGGTAGGTAAGACATTTTCAGTGCAGATTTCAAATGTAACGCCGAAATGCTTCACTGAATATTCATCACCGGAATAGATTTATCCGGCTTATTCAGAGGTGCCTAAATCCCCCGCAGAACGCAAAGCCATCAGTTGAAATCAAACCCCTCTCCGGAGGGGTTTTATCGTATATGCTCATTTTGCTTTTATCTCCGGGAAGGGCGATAATTACTTAGTCAGTCTGGACAACTGACAACTTTACCCCGGCGCCAAGTGGGGACACATGGCGCACAAAACCTTACAGCAATCCCTGTCACCGATGGCGAAAGCCACCGGCGATTTTCTGCATTCAGCGTTTAGCCTCTGCGGAGGTGACGCGTGAACATCCCTCAATGCGGCATCAAGCTGCACAGCGGTAACTTCAGCGCTATAGGCAAGATTCTTCAGGAGCAGCTCTCTGACGGGAAATGCCTGCGCCTGCAGGTCAAAGAGTGGCGCGAAAAACGCAGCCTGAGCCAGAACGCACTAAGTCACATGTGGTACGCGGAAATCAGCGAATACCTGATTAACTCCGGGCGTACCGACGCAACTCCTGAGTGGGTTAAGCGCAACCTCAAAAAGACCTATCTCGGCTGCGAAGAGGTGACCTACACCGACTTCATCACTGGTGAGAAAACCACAACGTGGGAACCCCGGCATACCTCCGATCTTGATACCGGCGAAATGCACATCTTCCTGACCAAAGTTGAGGCCTGGTGCGCTCAGTTTGGTCTGGCTCTCACTATTCCACACGGTTGCGAATATCAGCAACTGCAGCAAAAGCAGGAGGCCTGATGAGCAGCCTTCTCGCCAAAGTAATGGAGCGCGGCATCTTCCGCGTGCCGGCGCGCCGCAAGCGCAAGGTAGAGGTTAAACCTTCCGATATCCCCACCTTTCACTATACGGCTCACCTGGCAGATGTCCGCTGGCTGCGCCGCGCTGCCCGGAGGAAAAGCCATGGCTGATTTACGCAAAGCAGCTCGCGGTCGCGAATGTCAGGTTCGCATCCCGGGCGTCTGTAACGGCAACCCTGAAACCACGGTATTGGCCCATATCCGCATTGCTGGATTGTGCGGGACCGGGATTAAGCCGCCTGATCTGATCGCCGCTATCGCCTGTTCATCCTGTCACGATGAAATAGACCGCCGCACGCGCCTGGTAGATGCGGAGTATGCGAAGGAGTGCGCGCTGGAGGGAATGGCCCGAACGCAGGTTATCTGGATGAAAGAGGGGTTGATAAAAGCATGAACCAATATCGCATTTCATTACCCTGGCCGCCAAGCAACAACCGCTACTACCGGCACAACCGGGGACGCACACACATCAGCGCGGAAGGGCAGGCATACCGCGACAGCGTCGCCAGAATCATCAAAGACTCGATGCTTGATATCGGCCTGGCCACGCCACTGAAAATCCGTATTGAGTGTCACATGCCGGATCGCCGGCGCCGTGACCTGGACAATCTGCAAAAGGCAGCATTCGACGCCCTGACGAAATCGGGTTTCTGGCTCGATGACCAGCAGGTTGACTACTACAGCGTGAAGAGAATGCCTGTCGTCAAAGGTGGGCGGCTTGAGCTGACCATTACCGAAATGGAGGCCGCATGAGCCGGGACGTTATCGAACGCATCCGCGACCGCTGGCAAAAGCTCCGCCTCTGCCGGCACCGCGGCACCGTACTGGTTGACTACCGCATACTGAGAAATTTCGTTCGCATCTATCAGACCCTGGGAGAGACAGCATGAAACTGGAATTAACCAACGAACAGCACCAGTGGATAGATCAGTGGCTCCAGCTTTGGGGCGCATGGTGCCAGACAGGGAAGATAGACAAGGCGATGATAAATATGATTGCCAAGTTCATGGCCACGGTTGAACCGCAAGCACCATCAAGGCCTGTATGCAGCGATGATGATGGGTTGCTGATTGATGCCGTAATCCGGCATTACCTGAAAAACGTAGATGAGAACGCATGGAAGGTGATTTTTGCCTATTACGTCTGTAACTCAAGCGAGATAAGGATCGCTTCATGGCAGCATGCCGTGAGCAAACCTCGCCTGATGAAGACCCGCGCCGGAAACCAGTATAAGCACCCGAGCATTTCAACCATCCGCCGGGAAGTTAAGCAGGTTATCAACGCGGCACTCTTTTGCCTGTACCAGCCGCTGCAAAATGCGTTTAACGATCGCGAAAGCGTGAGGAAAATTGCAAAAAATAGTCATAACGTGCTTGCATTTCAATGAACAAATGAGCAATATATTTAGTGTAGGTTGCCGTATTTGCGTTTGACCTATCAGAACACCGAGCCTCGCCATCATGCGGGGCTTTTTTATGCCTGCGATCCGGTCAGGGCTCTTGGGTAGAGACGTGCTGCACGACACGTTAAAGCCCTTCCGCGCAGAGCCCTGAACCAGATTGCATCTGTCGTAGTTTGGTAATTACGTCTGGCTTCCACCCAGAATATGCGGGTTCGATCCCCGCCAGATGCTCCAATCCCTCAACCTTGGGACCATTACGGCTACCGCGCCGTCACTTTTACCCTTGGTATTTCTTCCCGCCTTGAGCGGGTTTTTTATTGAGCATGCCCAGACCCTCGGGAATCATCCCCGACGTGCTTTGTTGATAAATCAGCCCGCAGGGTCTGGGCCTCTTTCCCCCTTTTACGCACAGCGCCATCCGTCATCAACGGAGGTGAGGTTATGACAAAAATGAGCACCATTTACAGCAGACTTTCATACGGCACCGGGACCGCACTGACGGGCTGCGGTGTCTCAGCAAAGGCGTATGCCGGGGCAGTTAAGGCAGAGGTATGGATTTTGGCCGACAAAATAGCGGGGATGACCCTAAGTGACTGGGCAATTATTGTCGGTATCGCCTGCACCATTACCACCTGTGGGGTGAACTGGTACTACCGGCGGAAAGAACGCGAGGATCGGCTCAATGGCTATGACACCAAAACTGAGGAATAGCGTTATCGCTGCCATCGGCGGTGGCGCCATAGCCATTGCTTCTGCACTCATCACCGGCCCAACTGGTAACGATGGTCTTGAAGGTGTGCGCTATGACCCCTATCAGGATGTGGTAGGCGTCTGGACTGTCTGCTATGGCCATACTGGCAAAGACATCATGCTCGGCAAGAAGTACACCGAGGCTGAATGCCGTGCGCTTCTCAGTAAAGACCTGAACGCCGTCGCTCGCCAGATTAACCCATACATCCAAAAGCCGATCCCCGAAACAATGCGTGGGGCTCTGTACTCATTCGCGTATAACGTCGGCGCTGGCAATTTCCAGACCTCCACGTTGCTGCGCAAAATCAACCAGGGCGACCAGAAAGGTGCATGTGATCAGCTGCGCCGCTGGACTTATGCCAAGGGCAAACAGTGGAAAGGCCTGGTAACTCGACGCGAGATTGAGCGCGAAGTTTGTCTTTGGGGGCAGAAATGAGCCGTTTAGCCGCCATTATCAGCGCCATTGCGATCTGCCTGGTTGTTTGCCTTGGGTGGCTGGCCAGTCACTACCACGACAACGCGACCGAGTTCAAAAGGCAGCGTGACGAGAAGGTTAAAGCGCTAAACCTTGCGAACGAGACCATCACCGACATGACAACTCGGCAGCGCGATGTTGCAGCGATCGATGCCAAATACACGAAGGAATTAGCCGATGCAAAAGCTGAAAATGATGCTCTGCAGCGCAAGCTTGATAATGGTGGTCGGGTGCTCGTCAAAGGCAAGTGTCCAGTGTCAGCCGCAACCCAAACCACCGGCTCCGCCAGCATGGGCCATGATGCCACCGTCGAACTCTCTGCTGTTGCTGGACGAAACGTTCTCGGTATCCGGTCCGGAATCGTCAGCGACCAAACAGCCCTGAGGGCGCTGCAGGAATACATCACCACGCAGTGTCTGAAATAACAGCCTCGCAATAGCGGGGCTTTTTAATGCGTATCGTACACGCAAACCATCGAGAGTCTTTCAGTCGTGAGCCTGAGGTACGCCGTTAAAGGTGGCGACCTCTCTCGGGCGGCGTTCCTGTACGACAGGCTCACACCTAAAGGAAAACAGCATGAAAGTTATCAAGTATTGGAAAGTTCAGCTTCTGCAGCTTTCTCAGCCTTCCGGCAAGCTTCCCAGCATTATCAACGCCCACAATCTGGTCGAAAGCCTGTTGTTTGAGGGGTACTCGAAAGATAAACCGAAAATTAACCTCGGTTCCGGAGTAAATATTGAGTTGTTTACAGCGCCCGATTCGCTGGAAACCCGTACCTTTCGTGACCATCTCGTTGACAGTGTTCGTTGCTTCCCGGTGTTTGAAGATGATGGCGACAAAAGTGAGGGGGTAGAGATAACCATCCACCTTGAGCCTCAGGTTTCCAATTGCCGAGCCGTCATGGGTGGCGCGGGCGCAGCAAAGGCGCCAGGAAAAATCCATGACCATGCCTGTATTAACTGCTTTCTTGGTCGCGGTCCGTGCCTTGGTGACTGCCACGTTGCCGACGTTAATAAGGCTCGCAGCTCCTCCTTCGAAGGTGTCGTGAAGCCGGTAATCAAATGGCTTAACGAAAACGCCAACCCTCATACAGCAGTGAACATCGACGCAACCAGTGCTCAACTGCTTACTGGTGAAATCGGCATCCACACGGAAGAGTTCATTAAGGACTGATCGGGCATTACAGAGCCACTTCCAGAGGTGGCTCGATAATGTCACAACGAGGTAAGGACTATGGCAAAACCGGACTGGGGAGTACTGCAACACCAGTTCCTCGCCGAGCATGCCAAAACAGGAATATCCCCGAAAGACTGGTGCGCAGCGCAGGGACTGAATTACTCATCTGCGAAACGCTATATCAAAGTAACGACTTACGGTGCGAATTCGCAAAAAAAAAGTGCGAATAAATCTGCGAATTCGCAGAAGGAGAAAGGCGGGGCTAATAAAAACGGGAGGGTGAAAAAAAACCAGCCCGACACAGGCACCCGCTCAAAATCTCCAGAAACGAAACCGATACGAGGATCGCGCACCGCACCGCCGACGAACGCTTTCCAGCCTGGCAATCAGAATGCATTAAAGCACGGTGGCTACGGCCGCCGGATGCTGCTCTCTGACGCTATCACCGAAGATGCCCAGATGCTCACGCTCGACGATGAGCTTTTCTGGCTGCGTGCTGCGAGCCTGACGGCGGCAGAGAATATCGGGCGCTGGCAGACAGAGCTGGAGACAGCCGGCAGCGAGCAGGCCAAAGATCTGCACGACCTTATCTCTCAGGCGCAGAAAGCCATGCATCGCAACACTGCGCGCATTGAGTCGCTGGAGTACACCAAGGCGGCGATTATCAAGCAGCGCGTTGATGCCGCTTACCGCGAAGCTGCGACCGAAAAGGTTGAGCTCGAAATCGATGTGCTGAAAGACGGCGACAAGGATAACGCGATCGTCGTGCATAACTCGCTGCCTATCCCGGGAAGATAATCATGGCCGACATTTACCTACCCACGCTACACAACGGGCAGTTAACGGTCTGGTCTGACTCCTGGGATCACCAGCTGAATGCGGTTCGCTGTGGTCGCCGCTGGGGGAAAACCTTCATGCTGTCGAGCGCAGCGGTGACCTACGCAACGTCGCAGTTCCGGCGCCCAGGCATGGACATCGAGCTGGGCGGGCGGGTCGGTATCTTCACTGCCGAGTATCGCCAGTACCAGGAGATCTACGACAAGCTGGAAGAAATCCTTCTGCCGCTGAAAAAGAGCTTCAGCCGGCAGGAAAAGCGCCTGCTGCTGAAGAACGGCGGGAAGATTGACTTCTGGGTAACCAACGACAATAAACTTGCCGGTCGTGGTCGTGAGTACGAAATTATCCTGATTGATGAAGCGGCGTTTACCAAGTCGCCTGAAATGCTGAAGGAAATCTGGCCGAAGTCGATTAAGCCGACGCTGCTGACGACAAAGGGCCGGGCCTACGTATTCTCAACGCCTGACGGTGTGGACGAAGAAAACTTCTTCTATGCCATCTGCCATAACAAAGACCTCGGCTTCCATGAGCATCACGCGCCGACGTCATCAAACCCCTTCGTTCCTCCCGAAGAGCTGGAGAAAGAGCGACAGAACAACGACCCTCGCGTTTTCCGCCAGGAGTTTCTGGCCGAGTTCGTCGACTGGTCCGCTGCGTCGCTGTTCGACGTCCGCAAATGGTTCGAGGGTGAAAACCAGGATCAGCCTGTCGATTACCCTGAGATGTGCCAGGCCGTTTTCGCTGTCATGGACACTGCCGTTAAGGGAGGTACAGAGCACGACGGAACGGCGGTGGTTTACTACGCCGTCGACACCCGGCCCGGCATTCAGCGCCTGACCATTCTCGACTGGGATGTGGTGCAGATCGACGGCGCGCTGCTGGAAGAGTGGATTCCGTCAGTTTTCACCCGGCTGAATGAGTTGTCCGGCCAGTGCGTCGCTGTAAATGGCAGCCTCGGCGTTTTCATTGAAGACGCCAGCATGGGCAGCATCCTCCTGCAGAAAGGTGAAAGCCTGGGATGGCCGGTCAACAAAATTGAATCCGCCCTGACCAGCAAAGGGAAGGACGAACGAGCCATTATGGCCTCTGGGTATCACTACCGCGGGCTGGCGAAAATATCCCGATACGCCTACGAGAAGACGGCCGTCTTCAAAGGCGAAACAGCAAACCATCTGCATAAGCAGGTGTCACGATTCCACCTTGCCGATAAGAACGCGCACAAGCGCGCCGACGATTTGCTGGATGATTACACCTACGGGCTGATCATCGCGTTCGGTAGCGGCGACGCACTCTAGCGAGAAAACCAATGAACGAAGATGATATCGCAATCGGCAGTTGCTCGCCGGAGCTGATCACGCTCCTGGACAGCGATGACATTCAGCCGGGTATGTCGGCTGGTTATCAGACCTGCAAAACGATTTACCTCTTCCACCCGTTGGGCGGGAAAATGGTGGATCGCCCGATCAAGATGGCGATGAACGAATCGCGCACCGTTCACATTTCGCAGGCGTATGGCATTGAGCAGCGTCTCCGCGATGCATTTGAGCGGGAGTGGAAAGCGCTGGGCGCCGATAAGCACATCGCTAATGCGGCGCGTATCTCTCGCATTTACGGTGTTTCGGCGATCGCAATGCTGGTTGATAACCAGGAGTCGTCCTCAGCGGTGGACTACCGCACGCTGTATAAGCACAACGTGACATTCAACATTCTCGACCCGCTGAATACCGCGGGGAGCATCGTTCTGAACCAGGACCCGAACGCGCAAGACTTCCAGAGGGTCGACGGGATCAGAGTGGCGGGCAAGCCGTATCACAAATCCCGCTGCGTCGTGCAGCAGAACGAGGACCCGATTTATCTGGCCTATAACTCTGCGGCCTTTGGCTTTACCGGTCGCAGCGTTTACCAGCGCGCACTGTTCCCGCTGAAATCCTTCATCCAGACCATGCGCACCGACGACATGGTTTCCGTGAAGGGTGGCTTGCTGGTAACGAAGATTCAGGGACCGAGCTCAGTCGTTAACAACATGATGCAGAAGCTCAGCGGCATCAAACGAATGATGCTGAAGCGAGGAAAGACTGGCGAAGTCCTGCAGATCGGCGCAAATGACAGCATCGAATCCATCGACCTGAGCAACCTGGAAAAGCCGCTCGACTCCTCCCGCAATCACATTCTGGAGAACATCGCGGCGGCAGCTGACATGCCGGCTATCATTCTGAACTCGGAAACATTCGCCCAGGGCTTCGGCGAGGGCACGGAAGACGCTCGATCGGTTGCGGTCTACATCGACAACATTCGCGAATGGCTTGAGCCGCTGTATGACTATTTCATCCGCATTTGCCAGTACCGCGCCTGGAGCATTGAGTTCTTCCAGTCGCTGCGTGCTGACTTCCCGGATCTGAAAAACACCTACAGCCTGTACTTCTCATCGTGGATTAACAACTTCGAATATCGCTGGCCGTCATCCCTGAAAGAGCCGGAAAGCGAAAAAGTGAAGGTCGACGAAATCCGGTTTAAGGCGATCGTCAGCATGCTGGAAGTGCTGCTTCCGCAGGTCAACACGGATGATGAAAACCGCGCTCTGCTTATCGAGTGGGCGCAGACCAACGCGAACGCTAACGAAAGCCTGTTCCCGCAGCGGCTCGATCTCGATATCGACTCGCTAAAGGTTAACCGACCTCAGCCGCCACAGGGAGAAGAGCCAGGCGGTGGGATGATGCTATGAAGACTTTCACGCGCACCGTACGTGAGGCGGTGAAGTTCTTTCTGCGCAATGGCTACACCTCGCGGCAGGAGCTGGAGCAATGGCAGGCCATTATCCGGCAGGCGGCCGAAAGCGAAACTGATGACGACTACATGAGCATGGTGTCGGATCGGTTGCGGAAGACCTATGACCTACAGGTGAGCAAGGCTGGAGCGCTGGAGCGCCACAAGGGGCTTTCACGCTTCACGCTGAACTACATGGAGCCGAAGTTACGCAGTGAGCTGGATCGCCGCATCCTGGCCAGCGCTGACCTGATAAAGCTGAATCGCACCGCGGCGATTAACAAAACCGTGCAGCGTTTCAGTGGTTGGGCAACCAGTATACCGGTGCAGGATTATGTCGGTGGCGGTCTGTCACCATCGTCGCGAAGCGGGGTTAACTACAACTGCGATCATATCCAGAAGAGTGCCCAGCAGGTCGACTATGAAGCGCGCCGCGTGATGATTGACCAGAGTCATAAGCTGATCGCCAATATCGACAACATCATCGCGACGAGCAACAACGCGATTGCTGCCGAGTGGCATAGCCACTGGCGTCAGGCAGGGTATGACTACCGGGAAGACCACAAGGAACGTGACAAGCTGGTCTATCTCATCCGCGGAAACTGGGCACAGAAAAATGGCTATGTCAAAGCTGGCCCTGCCGGCTATCTCGACGAAATCACGCAGCCCGGAGAAGAGGTTTTCTGTCGGTGCTACGTCACTTATCTGTACAACCTCCGCAGCATTCCCGAGGACATGCTGACCCAGAAGGGCCGCAAGTTCCTGGAGTCCATGAAAGCAGCATAGGAGCATTAAAACGTGGCTATTTTTGGCAGCGGGATAATGTTCCGTCAGGGGAAGTTCGTCTTCCTGATCCAGCGCTCGGATGATGGCACATGGTGCCAGCCGGGCGGGACGATAGAGCCGGGAGAGTTAGCCATAGACGCCGCACGGCGCGAGGTGCTGGAGGAAACAGGCTATCAGTACGATGGCCCGCTGACGCCGCACAGCGTACATGGTGACTACCTGACCTACCGCGCCGACGTGCCGGAGCAGTTCGAAGCGAAGATAAACGACGAATCGCTGGCCGCCGGATGGTTCCATATTGACGATCTGCCAAAACCGCTTCATCAGCCATTCGCTGAAATGCTGGCGCAGCAGGCGCTCAATGAAACCGACGTGGCCGCGCTCATCGCTGACGGAACCCTCAGCAGCCCGCAATATTTTTACAACATGTGGATGTTCGCCATCCGGGTGACCGGAACAGGGGTTACCTGGCGATCTGCAGATCAGGAGATGACGTTCCGTAACCCGGACGACTATCTCACCCCTGAATTTCTCCAGCGGGTAGCTGGCGTACCACTTATCTGGCTTCACCCCGAAAAAAGAACACTTGATAGCGACGAGTTCTCAAAGCGCGTTATTGGCACCCTGACAAATGCCTGGGTTGCCGATAAGGGCGAAGTGTGGGCCGTTGCGCGTGTGTACGACGCCGAAGCTGCTGAAATTATGGCAACAAGGCAATTAAGCACCTCGCCAACTGTGAAGTTCTCTGAGGTTGCTCAATCAATCATTGTCGACGGTCAGCCTCTACTGGTGGAGCCATCCCCCGAGCTGCTCGACCACGTTGCAATTTGTGAACAGGGCGTGTGGGACAAGCTCCTTGCCCCTACCGGTGTTAAATCTGATTCCATTCCTGAAGAGGCTGAAAAGATGGACGAGGAAAAAATCGTAGCGCTGATTAATAAGGCGATCGATGCGCGTTTGGCTAAGGCCGACGAAGAGAAGGAAGCGAAAGCCAAGGCTGACGCCGAAGAGGCCGCCAAGAAAGAAAAGGCTGACGCAGAAGACAAAGAAGCGGAAGAGGCGAAAGCTAAAGCCGACGCGGAAGAGAAAGCCGCGAAGGAAAAAGCTGATGCTGAAGCCAAAGAAAAGGCGGATGCCGAAGAGGCTGAGAAAATGGCAAAAGAAAAAGCCGACTCTCAAATCCTCCAGGAAATTGCTGAGCTTCGCTCCCGCATTCCTACCGAACTGAGCGACGAAGAGCGCAACGAAGTTGCAGAAGCGCAGGTGAAAGCCGATAGCGTCTTCTCCAGCTTTGGCAAACGCGCCCCGATCCCGCTGTCCGGTGAAAAACCGATGGCGTATCGCCGCCGTCTGATGATTCAACTGCAGGAGCATTCGCCGGACTACAAAGCCGTCGATCTCTCTGCCATCGCTGATTCTCAACTGCTGAGCACTGCCGAAAAGCATATCTACGCTGATGCGCAGAAGGCGGCCAGCCTGTCAGTTGGTCCGGGCATGTTGCGCGAGATTAAGCGCGCCGATGCTACCGGTCGCCAGATCAGCACCTTTGAAGGCGATCCCGCCGTCACCTGGGCGCCGTTCCAGTCTGGCAAGCGCCAGGTCACCAGTTTTAACAACCAGGCTTAACGGGAGCTCTGAAGCATGGCTAATTTATCTCTTAACCCGATGGCGACCACGAATGCCGCTGGTTCCTTCGGTGTGCAGTCTGATGGCTTCATTCAGGGCGTTGCTCTGGATGATCCGGCAAACCGCTTTAACCTGGCGTCCGGCACTGTTGCCACCACCGAAACCAAACCGCTATGGGGCGGCTTGCCGGTTGCCGAGTTGCTGCCCGGCGTGAACTCCAGCCCTCGCGGGTCGACTATTCGTCGCGCTGTGTCACTGGCTGAGCTCGAAGGCTTCACCGTCTTCAACCAAGCCCACAACGGGCTTACCACTCCGCAATCACCGGTTCCGCTGTATGCGTCCGGCATGAGCGTTTCATTCTATCGCCTTGGCTCCAACATGCGCGTGCCGCTGAAAGCGTCAGCGCAGGTGGTCGCGCTGGGAACCGCTGGCGCATCGGTGAAAACGCCGCTGGCGTGGGACTTCGTCAATAACCAGGTGACCACCGCAGCGGCGGCGGCTTTTGCCGGTGCTGACATTGCCACCACTGCCGTGACTTACTCGAACGGCGTGGCTACCGCCACCACCGCATCCGCGCATGGACTGACCGCTGGCCAGTACGTGAAGATCAGCGGCGTAGCTCCGGCTGCCTATAACGGCACCGTCGTTGTGCTGAGCGTACCGAGTACGACAACCTTCACCTATGCGCCTGCCAGCGCGCCGGGCGGCTCAGCGACCACGCAGGGCACTATCGGCGCAGTGGCTCAGGCAGACATCACCCTGCCGGTGAAAGTCATCTCCATCGAGAGTGGGAACTCTAAAACTGTCAGCTATGACAGCGCTACGGGCTTCCTTACCTGGAACAACACCGACAGCTGCGCGCTGGTCTTACTTTAATCGGGAGCTTTAAATGGCTGCAATTACCCCCAGCTACACCATCGTCAACCCGTCGTATATTGCGCCGGAGTTGATCATTGGTTACCAGCAGGCGTCCGGTGCGTTCGAAACCATCGCCAGCGGTAACCCGCAGGTCCGCCTTGGCGTAGGCGACCAGTACGTTTATATGCGCCGCCTGGATATCCGCACCCAGGTAACCTCCAGCCAGTCCGGCAACGCCAACCAGCTTCCGAGCGTGGCGCTCGAGGCGCGCATGATCTCCACTCCAACCTACCTGTTCCGCTGCCGTGGTATCTACGATCACCACGACACTGCGGCGGCCGGTAACTGGAACGTGGCACTGCCAGAAGCGCAGCGTCTCGGCATGCGTCAGGGCATCTTCCAGCAGTTGCGATCTGCGCTGCTGTACGGCATGAACCCGGCGGGCGGCGAAGGTCTGCTGAACACCGCAGGCGCGACTACCGAAACCCTGCCGGCGGACAGCAGCGGCAATACCACTGTGCTGACCTATGACCACGGGCAGATGGCGGTCTATCTGCTCGGCCATGTGCAGGCCGCGCTGACCCGCACTATGCAGTTGGGTCGTCAGCAGCGTGTCGTTATCCTCGGGCCGCAGCGCGTGCTGGGCGCAATGGAAATTCAGCAGATCGTTCAGCTGACCTCTTATCAGCGTCCTGGAGGTGGTACTGATACCGTCGCCGGTACAATGAAAGAGGTGCTCCGCGGCGCGAATGTCCAGGTTGACTGGGTGTACGACGACACGCTGATCGGCGCCGGTGCTGGCGGTACTGACGCGGTGGTTATCACCATCCCGGAAGTGGAAGTGCCTATGGTCAACTCCACCGTGAACACCAACGAATTCGCCAAACTGAGCCCGTCTCTGGCGGCGAATGCCCTGATGTTCACCGACATGGCGGCACCGATGGAAATCCCGACGCCAATCCCCGGGGGCGCTATCGACGTGCTGTCAGAAATGCGCTCTACGGCTGGCTGGGCAGTCCGTCCAGAAGCTATCACCATCCTGTCGATGGCATACAGCTCCTAAAACGCGAAATTGAGAAGTGCTTAAGCCTCTGCATGGTTCGCCGTGCAGGGGCTTTTTTACGAGGGTAAACAATGAAACTGTACATCGCCAACACTACCAAGCAGCGCCACATCTTCACTTTCCGCCAACTGGAAACCGGGCGCCTCCGCCAGATCCCCATTGAGCACGGCTCACAGATGCAGGTTCTGGATGGCTCGGCCGAAGAAGTCGAAGCGGTTATTCAGCATCATCAGGTTTACGGCCTGGTTGACTCAACCAAAATCGACCAGAGCCAGGCATTTGTCGGCCTGTGCTACAGCATCAACAAACCCGTTTCCGCCAGCGTTATTGAGAAAACCATTCGCGATAACGATGGACATCTGACCCGTGGAGCTCATAACCGCCGGCAGGCATCCGTCGCCGCACTGGATAACACTCTGCGAGAAAGCGGTATCGGCTACGAAGGTGACATGGAATTCAGCGCAGAGCAGGCCAAGGGACGCGATGACCATTCAGACGACCCGACCATCAACGAAAAAATTGTCACGCCGAAAGCCGGGAGCAAGAAGAAATGACCACCAGTCTGTCGGGATTCATCGAATTCGTTCGATCTGATATGGGCATCACCCCCGACCAGGTTCCCGACGACTCGCCGTCTTTTTCTCTCGCCTATGGCGGCGCCGTTGAATGGGTAAACCCGGACATCGCCTGCGTCATGCCGAACATGTACAGCATCGCGGTTTATAACCTTGGGGCGTCGTTTCTCATCAATTACGGGACAGAGGCTGTGTTTGCTGAGTTCCGTAAACAATATGGGCTGAATGACTTCAAGGCCGGGGTTATCACGGGAGCCGGGGATAACTCTACCAGCGCACAGCGCCTGGTCCCTGATTTCTTCAAAGACCTGTCGCTGGCAGACCTGCAGATGCTCCAGGACCCGTGGGGGCGTCGCTACCTGATGATCGCTCAGCAGTTCGGGAGCCTGTGGGGTCTGACATGATCACCTTTCATCTGGGCGTTATCGATATCCCCTACGAGGACGAAGATACCACGACCGGGGATGTCGCCGAGTATCTGGAAGAAAAGTACCAGATCATGCAGACGTTCTTTGACCGCTACGGCAATGACATCGCAGATCTGATGAGCAAAGACCTCGCCGCATCGCTTGAGAACATGTTCGCTGGCGCGCCGCCGGCAAAAGACCCGCTCGCTGAGTCAATGTCCAAAGTTCACGATCTCTTTGTCGGCTTCCTCGATAACACCGAGATGAACGGCCTCCCTGGCGTTCCAACGCGCCGCGCGCTTGAGGGTATATCGAAGCGCTTTAAAGGCAAAAAGGGGCCGCCGCGCCCTTCGTTCATTGATACCGGAACCTATCAGGCAGCTATGCGGGCCTGGGTAAGCGGGGTGCTGAATGCCTTCCCTGAGTGAGTTACAGAATGCCAAAACCGAGCTTAACGCTACCCTGACGCAGGGGCTGGATGATCTGAGCCGGTTCCAGGTGGTGACGTTCACGAAGTACATCAGAAAGGTGCTTCCGCTCGATGGCTTCGTGTTCTGGGTGAAAGCTTCGGTCCTGTCTGACGACCCGAACAATGAGCCGGACACGGTGGATGTGAAGGGCTATCTGCACCTGACGACCGAAACCATTCAGGACGACGAGCAACTGTACGATCGCAACGTGGTGACGTTCACCGCGCAGGCGGACATCGACCCGTTTAACGACATCGGGTCAGAGGTGCTGTACATCGGAGAGTTTTTTGGCGTTCAGTTCTCGTTCTCCCGGCGTACCGGGCTGAATGAGCCGGCGAACCTGTACCACTACACCGGAGAGGCGATTTTCCCGCACATGCGGTCGCAGATCATCAACTCTGCGGATGACATAGACCTCTCTGACGTAGTGGTGTCGAGCTCGTTGCCGATCTGGCTGGCCCTGAATCAGTACATGCCGATGTTCCCGGCGATGCTCTCAACGCAGAACCTTTCGCCGCCGTATGCAACGGTGAAATGCAGTAACACGTCACCGATCGCCGGCGCGCTCTATCTGGACGAAAAGCAAAACCAGTATCAGCTGGTATCGGAAGATGTGACGCTTTCAGTCACCGGCCTGCGTAACGCCAGCATTGAAGATTTTGTGCGGTATGTGCAGGACTACACGACCGGAGATGCCCCGGAGATGGGGATCATGAACATTCCCGTCGTCCAGGATGAGCGAGTCACTCAGAACGAGCTCAATATCATCGCCATGCGTAAGACCATCAAATTCAAAATCAACTACTACCAGCAACGGATGCGTGACCTGTCGCGCCGGCTGATCACATCTGCAATTCCGAATATTTACCCGGAGAAATAAGTAAATGGCAATTGTTAATATTAACGTGTCGGTGACGAATCCGCCGAAGCCCTCGCAGTTGTTAAAGTCCGGGGCGATGATTTCTATGGGCGGCACGACGCTGAATGCCGGTGAATATCAGCTGCTGACCAGTGAAACCGATCTGGCCGACATCCTCGCACCGGCGAAAACTATCTCAACGCTCGCCTGGGCTACTGGCGTGGTAACTGTCACGCTGTCCGCCGCTCATGGCTGGACTAACGGAACACAGGTCCCGGTGATCATATCCGGCGCGACTCCGGCTGGGTACAATGGCGCCTATACCGCTACCGTGACAGGTGCCAACACCTTTACCTATCCGCTGACGACCGACCCCGGCACCGCGACGGCAATGGGAACGGTAAAAACGGTAGTTCAGAACGAAATTTCCCAGATGAACACCTCGTTCTGGGCTCAGGGAAAGACGCGGGCAGTTTATGTGCTTGAGCTTGGCGATGTGTCCATGACAGACGCTGTCGAAGCGCTGACAACTTTCATTGCTGAAGATGTTTCCCTGGGAAACACCTACCAGAAGTTTTTCTCCTATCTGGTCCCGCGCGAATGGGATTCGGTTGCTGAATTTAAAACTCTGACGGGTCTCTATACCTCGCCGGGAAGCCTGGTTTACTTCTTTGTCACCTCGACGATCGCCACCTATGAAGCGTGGACTGCGACGAAAAACAAAACTGTCTTTGCCGGCGTCGAGGCTCCGGATATTCCGGCGAGCGAGTTTTCCATGGCCGGCCCGTTCCAGTCGTCCCTGGCAAACGACCCGGGGTCGAGCAACATGGTGCCGCCGATGTCGTACCGCTTTATGTACGGCCTGACTGAGTACCCGCTGGAAGGCAACAGCGCACTGCTGAAATCGCTTCAGGACAGCAACATCAACTACATCGGCACCGGCGCCGAAGGTGGACTCAGCAATAAAGTGCTGTTCACCGGCCGCATGCTCGATGGTAACCCGTTCAACTACTGGTATTCGGTGGCGTGGACGGCGATCAACCTTGAGCTCGACCTGGCGAATGAAATCATCAACGGCTCCAACACCACCGTTAACCCGCTGTACTACGAGCAGAAGGGCATTGACCGCCTGCAGCGTCGTGCTCTGAAAACCTTGCGTAATGGCATCAGCTACGGGCTGATCCTCGGTCGCGTCATTGACACGCAACTGACGCAGGAAGATTTCAACACCGAGTATGACAAAGGCACTTACGCCGGCAACGCCGTGATCAACGCCGTTCCGTTCAGTAACTACAACAGCCTGAACCCATCCGATTACCAGGAAGGCAAATATAACGGGCTGAGCGCCGTCATGACGCCGCGCCGCGGCTTCGAATCCATCACGTTTAACGTGAACGTAACGAACTTTGTAGGGGCGTAAAAAATGGCGAACCCATTAGTACCGCAGGGCTTTCTTAACCGCGTACGCGGGGCTCTTTCCGTCACTGATACACCGGCGCTGAACGTCTCTGCGTCGTACCTGGCAAAGGACGGCATTAGCCTGCGTCCGGACGGCCCAGCTACCGACATCATCCCTACGATGACCGGCACCGTCGGCAGCCAGGCGCCGTATCAGCAGGTAACGCTGACCGTGCATCTCCTGAAAACTCAGGGGCTGGGAGAAAGCTACCGACAGCGATTTTTAACCGACACGTCGCTGGGTGAAATCGTGGTGACGCCGGATGCAACGACGTTCGGCAATATTACGCTGCTCAACTGCTACCTGGTCAACTTCAATGAGCTGGCTTTTAGCGGGATGGAACCGGCTTTTGTGGTAACCATTGGCGGCTATATGGTCACTAACGACAACATGTGGGTGTAATGCATGAAAATCGACAAGAAATTGAATTTGGTCACCAACATTACCCGCGAAGACGGATCTATCGTCTACCTACATGTAACGCCGTTTCCCTATGAGGTAGTAGAAGAGCATTGCGTCCTGCTGGGGAACCTCTTCACCAGATTCATCTCGCAGGTTGGCGGTCTTGGCGCCGCCAGAATCGCCGCGATGATGCTGAGGCAGAGCCTGAAAGCGGAAATAGATAACGGTCGGACGGGCCCTAACATCGTTGATGAAATTCAGCGACTGACGGTAGTTATCCATAACGTCGGCGGCCAGTGGAAAACCACGCCCCTTGAGGTGGCATTCAATCAGGGGATTATCGACCCTGATGAGTATCGCGAGGTCGAAGGCGAAGTGGTTTTTTTTATGGTTTCCTCTGCTATTCAGAAGGCAAACCTGATCGCGCCGACCGTGGGAACGGTAATCAAAATGTACGATGGGCAACTAACCTCATCGAGCGTTACGGCGTTCCGCGATTCGTTGCAGACGTCGAAGCCGGATACCGATACCCAGACCCAGAATGCCCCGCCGGAAACGTCATTTATACCCTCTTAGACTGGGCGTCTAATGAGGGTTTCTGGCAGGTGATAAGGGAGATCACCGGCGAGGAGTATGCCAGCCCGGCGCAGTACCGGCAGCGCTACCTTCTCGCCGCGCTCAAAGAAAGAGGTTTCTTCAATGGTAGCTAAGTCGATCGTCGACATTGACGTAAATGACGACAAGTTTGTCGCGTTTATGGAAAGGTTTCGCGAATACCAGAGCGCGCTTGATGATTTACCGGAAGCCTGGCGGGTAGCTGCCGTTGGTATTGGCGAAAGCAGCAAGCAGACCGAAAAAGCCAAAGGTGAGGCGAAGGAGTTAGGCGCGGAGTTTAATGCCGTGGCCGAGGCCATCCTGACCATCAACAGCGGTATCGATCGGCTCAATGCCAACCTGGAAGACTCGAATAAAAAGCAGGACGAATTCAACAAAAAAGCCGGGCAAGGTCAGGGTTTTATTAATCAGGCAAAAAAGGATGCCAAAGAACTTGCTGGACACATTAAGGAAGCGACAGCCAGCCTTCTGTCCTGGGGTGGTATTGTCGGGATATTTACCGGCGTCCTGGGCGTTGGCGGACTGTTCGGCATTAACCGGCTGGCGGCCACCACCGGTGCCCAGCGGTTTACTTCTCTCGGGCTCGGGACGAGCATCGGCGCGCTGGATTCCACCGCCATAAACTACCAGAAAGCGCTGGGTAATCCGGCGGGGACGCTGGGCGCTATCCGCGATTCCCAGATGGACCTGTCGAAGCGCTGGACGTTTCAGGCGATGGGGATTAACAATCCCGACCAGGACCCGGCAAAACTGCTCCCGCAGATGATCCGCAACGCGCGCGATATCTTCGTGCAGAACGGCAGCACGCTGCAGGGCGCACAGGCGCACGGCCTGACAAACTTCTTTACGCTGGATGACCTGAACCGCTTCAAAAACATGAGCGATGAAGAGATCACCGCCATGGAGAAGCGCGCGCAGCAGGATGCGCGCATGCTACAAATTACCGACCAGCAGGCTCGCCAGTGGCAGGATTTTAACGTCCAGCTCGACTACAGCAGCCAGAGCATCAGGAACACGTTTGTGCGCGGCCTGGGTCCACTCACGCCGCAGCTGAGCAAACTGTCCGATGCGCTGGCAGGTGCTATTGATACCGTCCTGAAATCCCCCGAACTCGGCAAGTGGATTGATGCGCTTGCCGGCGGCATTGAGCGGTTCGGTAACTACCTGGCTTCGCCGACGTTCAAAAGCGACGTTGAGTCGTTTATGTCTGGCGTTGAGCGGCTTGGGCGCGTCATCATGAAAGTGCTCGGCTGGCTCGATGGCGGATCGTCGGCGATGGACGATATCAAGTCCGGCTCCTCATTCCTGAATAATGACGTCCAGACCGATGCCGGCGGAAATCACTTCGTAAAAGGCGGACTCAGCGATCCGAACACGCCAGCGGTTTCGAAGTGGCTGACGCGCCATCTGTACAGTTGGACTGGTACGGCCCCTGCCGAGTACGACCAGTATTTTCTGGATGCAGCCAAGAAATACAACGTCGACCCGCGCTGGCTTAAAGCCATCGCCGCGGGGGAATCTTCCTGGGATCAGAATGCTGTCAGCAAAGCAGGCGCTAAAGGGTTAATGCAGGTGATGCCTGGCAACTTCCAGCCGGGAGAGAATCCATTTGACCCGCGGGACAACATCATGGCCGGCGCGAGAGTATTTAAAGATGGTCTCGACTGGGCAAGTCGTAATGCTGGCGGAGATTTTGACGAAGCATTGCGTTATTACAATGGTGGAGTCCGCCGCGGCAGTGCGGAAAACAGGGCTTATCCCGGCAGGATCAGGGAAAAGTATGCTGCGATGTATGGCGCGCCGAAGAGCAATGATGCTACCGGCGTCGATAGTTCAGAGATTGCCAAGAACACCTCGAAAACTAACCAGCTCCTGCAACAGATCGTAGATGGGAAAGGCGGCAGAGGCGGGAGCGGTGACGTTGTTATTTACAACAACACTGGCGGGAATGCCGTGGTAACTTCAGCGCAATTGGGGGCGAGGTAATGGGATTCACACGTGAAATGTATAAGCTGGGTTTTGAAATATCCCCAGTAATACTTTGCGGAGGGATAGCGCAGGCCATTCCTGGAGGAATGCTCCCGATCGTCGCTTTGACGCAGAGCGCGAGCTTTGTTACGGGGCTGCTTGGAGGAGCCATAAACCTAACCGATCTGGATAAATATTTCTGCCACTGGCGCCCGGTTCAGGGCGCCACAATGGTTGATTATGAAATTGCCAGATACCCTTTCGCCAACCAGGTAGTAGCTGCGAACGCCTTGCTTGCTCAGCCTTTGCGCGTTTCGTTGGTAATGGAGGCTCCGGTCAATGAAAACACCGGGGCGATGACAAAGCTCGTAGCTATGAGTGCTTTGCAGTCTGTCCTTCAGGCGCATTCTAACTTAGGCGGCACGTTTATCGTCGCTACCCCATCCGTTATCTATAGCAACTGCATTTTGCGTGTCGTGAGGGACATCACTTCTGGTAATGATCCATTACCACAGCGTTCATGGATATGGGATTTCGAGCAGCCACTGATAACCGATAATGGCGCAGAGCAGGCCGTGAACAATTTTTTAAACAAGATTGGCGCCGGGGATATGGTAACTGACCCATCCTGGACCAATACAGCCAATGCTCTTGGCAACACGCCTCTCGGGAGCTCTGTTTCGGAAGCAATCACCGGGCTGTTGGGTAAGTTGGGGGTAGGGCCATGACAACCCAGAATTATCCGTTTACCGGCAATGATCGTCAAAGCATGACATTTACACCGATCCTTGATGGCACCGTCTATAACTGCCAGGTCAAATGGAACATTGCCGGGCTGAGGTGGTATGTCCTCATAACCGATGGCTCTGGGAATACCATTCTAAATACCCCGCTCGTTGGCTCCGTGCTTAGCGGTGGAATAAATATAATCTCCGGAGTGTTTAATTCGTCCTCCATGTACTGGCGCGAACAGAATGGACAGATTGAGGTAAACAGCTCATGAGATATTATGATATTGAGATAACCATTCCTGCTGAAGGCGCCTCTCCAGAAAGAACGATAAAATACAGTAGCCATAAGAACGGAGTTTACAACCCAGGCGCCCTGATGATTGAGTTTGATATCCTCAGGTACGGTGAATCGACTCCCCAGGGCGAGACTCACCTGACCATCTGGGGTATTGGCCCAAAAGAAATGCAGCAGGCTCGCCAGAATTTCTTTGGCAAAAAAATTAAAATATTCCTTGGGATGAAAGACGGGATGCCATTGGCTGGAAAGGTTACCGCGCCAAAACTGGTATTGGATGGCGTGATAAATCAGGTCTTTGGTAACTGGCAGGGTATTGAGTTACGACTCGACTTCATAATCGTTGTTGGTCCTGTACAGAACGTGCCAAATAACAAACCCGTACCCCTTCCTTTAACCTTTGACTGGAAGGAGGGGCAAAAGCTTTCTGTAGCCCTCACGCAGTGTTTTATGAACATCAGAGGGTATACGTTCAATATCAACATAAGCGACCGGCTAATCCTTAATCATTACCGGGGGCTGTTTTGTGATGACATTGTCACCCTGGCCAAGGACCTTAATGCTTTTTCACGTTCCAGAATTCGCGATAGCGGGTACTCTGGTGTAGAGATCGCAATAGTGAATGGTAATGAGATCCGGGTATGGGATAACGATTATGATAACCACCCGGATAAGACTTCTGTTTCCAGCGCCGTAGCCAGAAGTAACAGCCCAACCCAAATAGATTTCAAGGATTTGATAGGGCAGCCAACATGGGTGGCATTTAACACAATCAGCATGGCGTGCGTAATGCGCGGTGATATTCAGGTTGGCGATCACATCCTGATGCCTAAAAAAAGCACTCCGTTGATACAGGCCTCTTCGTACTCTCAATATCGAGAAGACTCTGCCTTTACTGGCGACTTTATTGTGAACTCCGTTCGCCTGTTAGGGAATAGCAGGAAACCAACGGCAGAAGCATGGGTAACAATTATTGAGGCTTCCCCTTTCATTAAGGCAGGTAATGCATGAGCATCGACAACAAGCTTAATTTTGCCTCAAGCATGAACAGGTTTACTGAAAGAAAGATTGAGAATGCACTTCAAAAATCAGGGAAAGTTCTTCCGGCGAGCGTGGTTAAGCAAGCAGGGAATATGATCACCGTCTCCTTTGAGCTAAGGGATATCCCATATGTTTTGCCACAAGTGACTATCCCCTTATTTGGACCTCAATATATTCGTTACCCTATGCAGCCGGGAGATAAGGGGATTGTTATCCCCGCAGATACTTACATTGGCGGGGTTAGCGGCCAGGGAGGCGGCATTGCAGATATGACTCCGCCAGCAAACTTAAGCGCCCTTGTTTTCTTGCCGATCAGTAATACCGAGTGGCAGGGCGTCGACGGGCAGGTGGTGACTGTATACGGTCCGGAGGGTGTAACGCTGCGCGACAGCGGCAGCAACACGACGTTTCTCCTGAAGCCTGACAGCATCGCCATTTCCACACCTGACAGCTTCACCGTAACCGTTGGCGGGACAGTTTTTTCACTGACCGGTAGCAAATGGAGCCTTTCAGGACAAGCTGGTCACCTGCAGGATTCAGCGGCCAGCACCAGCCCGGCAATCATGCACGCCGGGTGGCAGTCGCTTCTGGCCTGGCTTAACAGCCATGAGCATTCAAACGGCAACGATGGAAATGATACCGGGGGGCCGACTTCAACGTTTAACGGGAGTATCACCGAGTGAGAACCTATGGCCGAAACTCTGAGGGGAAGTGGGTCCTGGTGGAAACCGACGAAAATGGGTTTAATGACTCGGTGTATTTAACCACCCTGATCCAGAATCTGAAACTGGCGCCGCAGGAGTCACCCTTTTATGCGAACAACGGAATACCGGCCGCCGGGTCGGTGATCCAGCAAATCCTGCCGACGTATTACGTAAACCGTATTCAAAAACAGTTCAGCCAGTATTTTTCCTCGCTGCAGATTGCACTGATCAGCGACGACCCGCCTGTTTATAACATCTCGGCAATCACAAACGCAGGTTCAAAAATAATTACACAGGTGGCTGTATGAGCGATTTACCAGTCAGCTATACGTCAGCGGGCCCGGTTCCTCTGACGGCGGAAGAGCTACGAGCACAGCTCGTTTCCCAGGCCATTGCGCTATCTCCGGGACTCACAACTGATTTGCCTGGCTCTCTGATTGAAGACGTGGCCAGTACCGATGTTGGCGCGCTCATCGTTTGTGATCAGGCAAGGGTTGACCTGATTAACTCGGTGGGGCCACTAAAGGCTAACCTGGCCATGCTGGAGCTTCTCGCACAGCAGGCTGGTATCCCTGGGCAGAAAACGGCTGGCACAACAACAGTCCCGGTTCAGTTTTCCGGCCCCGCGGGATTTGTTATCCCACAGGGGTTTATTGTTTCTGATGGGACCTATACCTATTCAGTCAGTGATGCGACGATTATCTCGTCGTCTGGAGTATCTGCCAGCGTATCATGCGAGGGAACGGAGACCGGGACCTGGGCGGTGCCGGTAAATACGGTTAACCAGATCATATCCAGTCTACCGTCTGACGTCACCATCACCTGCACCAACCCGATCGCCGGCACTCCGGGTGCTGACCCGGAAACGAACTATCAGTTTCGTGATCGCGTATGGCAGGCGCAGATGGCCACCGTTCAGGGATATCCTGGATTTATCCGGCAATATCTCACCAGCCTTGATAACGTGCAGGCGCGCCTGGTTTCTGTCATTCAGGACGGGGATAAATGGATAGTCATGTGTGCCGGCGGTGATATTTACGATATTGCTGGCGCGCTATATAAGTCTGCGGGGGATATCAGCCGGCTGAAAGGGTGTTCACTGAACGTAACGGGGATCACGAATGCAAATCCTGGCGTCGTCAGCACAGACCTGACTCATGGTTACACTGACGGCCAGGTTATCCGGATCACTGGCGTTACCGGGATGACGGGTATTAATGACGTCCCTCTGACCGTGACGGTACTATCTCCTCACACGTTTTCCATCGGGATTGACACCACTTCATCCGGGACCTGGGGAGGCGGTGGCGAGGTGACACCGAACGTCAGAAACAATACCGTGACGGTGAATGACTGGCCTGATAATTACGTGATCCCATTCGTGACTCCATTACTGCAGCGCGTAACAGTGACGTATCAGTGGGGCACTGAAAGCGTTAACTACCTGACTGATGCGACGATCGCCTCTCTGGTCTCGGCTCCTACGATTCAGTATGTGAACGGCATATTCGCCGGGAAACCGCTGAACGTTAACAACCTGAAAGACGCATTCTTACAGGCGATTAACTCGACAATCGACATGGGGCTGATCAGCACTCTAAACGTCGTGGTCACCGTCAATGGTGTGATAACGCCACCGGATGCCGGGACGAATATCATCAGCGGAGATAAGTTCAGTTATTTTTATATCGCGTCGGATGGCGTGATCGTAACAGGGGCGTAGCATGCTGGACGATATCATCCGGTCGTATATGTATACGCAATACAACGACGATGACAATCTGCGGGCGTTTTTTACTGCGTATAACTCAATGGCGCAGGGCATTTATGACTGGATGGTTAATGCCAACCTGCCGATTTTCATCGGTGACTACAATACCGGTGACCAGCTCCGGTGGATTGCCCATGGCATCTATGGCGTGTTGCCGCCGGTGATTTCCAGCAGCGATCAGCAGGAGATAGGCCCATATAACACCTTCGAATTTAACCAACTGGCATTCAATGAGTACCGGGTGATTGACCAGTCGAACCAGGTTGTTGTCTCTGATGACCTTTTTAAGCGGATCATGACCTGGAATTTTTATAAAGGTGACGGCTTCTATTTCTCTATCCCATGGATAAAACGGCGTATTCTGCGGTTCCTGTTGGGAGTGAATGGCACAGACATCCTCAACGACCAGCGATGGAGTATCTCGATCCAGTTTGTGGATGGCGGTATCGTGATTTCCATCTATAAGGGGCGCCGCAGGTTCACGCGGAGCGCTATCTACAACGCATCGGCCTATAACTCCAGGAAGTACAACCAGAAGGACACCGCCTTTGTGATCACCGAGGATTTCGAGTTCGCCATTTTCTTCAAGCAGGCCATGGATAGCGGCCTGCTTCACATGCCGTTCTATCAGTCCATTTCGGTGGAAATTATTGATTGAAGCACAATGACTGTGGTGTAGTATTTACCTCATCCACCACAGCATGGTAATGATTAAAATGAAAACTTCAATTATTCTTGCTTTTTTATCAGTTTCGTTGTGCGCAGGAAGTTCTTTTGCAGCTTCTTTTGATTGTAACAAATCAAAAAATTTTGCCGAAAAAACAATTTGCTCTGACAAGAAATTATCAGAAGATGATGAGGTTCTTGCTAAGGTTTATAATCTAGCAAAGAAAGTTGCGCATAATAAAAATGGGTTAGATAGGCTGACAAAAGATTTATGGGACTCAAGGGATTTGTGCACCGACTACAAATGCATTAATGATTGGTATGATACTGTATTTGTTGCGTATGATTCTGTTATAAAAACAAATGCAAGCGATGAGGTTTTGAATAATATTCAGAAAAAATATGATGAGTCAATAACGCAGAAGCCAGCAATAAGCAACGGAGATAAAAGAAAAAAAGAAGCTAAAGATTATAGTTTATACGACTCAAAAGACAGAGCCGCGCCAGTTGAACATAACGCAATATTATACAAAGACACTCCAGAGGCATTCGAATTTATAGATACACTTGTTGGGTTTGTCAGACAAAGCTCTTACAAATGTGACTCTGTAAGTTCTTTCATACCCATGGTTTCATCTAATGGATTTACGCTCGCATGTAATAAATTCAGCTACAAATATGAAATTAAAAACAACGGCGGAAATGTCTCTGTTTCTGTAGATAATTAACTCAAAGCCCACGCCAGTGGGATTTTATAAATAACACATTGATAACATCAAACCCGCTTCGGCGGGTTTTTTTATGCCTAAATCCGGAGGAGACATGGCACTAACCCTTTTGGCTACAAACAACGCAGAAAGCACGCTGGCTTCTGCTATCAGCGCAACCGACACGTCGCTGATCGTTAGCGCTGGAACTGGTGCCGAGTTCCCTGATGCTGTGGCAGGCGAGAGCTACTTTAAACTCACTCTCACCGATGCCGCCACCGGCTCCCAGGTTGAGATAGTGAACGTGACAGCTAAGGCTGGGGACATCTTCACGATTGAACGTGCGCAGGAAGGAACACTGGCGCGCGCGTGGGCGGCCAACGACATGGTTGCCAACATGATGACGGCAGATACGCTGAACATTATCGCTCAATATGCCCAGCAGGCAGCTGCATCAGCAGCACAGGCTGAAGAGTATGCAAATAACGCTTCTGACTACGCACAGAATAAGTTCACGTTCTATAAGACTGCCAGCGATCCTGATGGCACCATTGCAGGTCTGGCAGCAACTACTGATGGCCAGTCGTTCTGGGTAGCCCAGGGCCCAGATGCGCTTTCCGCTGCATGGCAGTATCAAAACAAAGCAGGCGTGGCCGTATTGCAGGCGAAGCAGCCGGGTACAGCGGCCATAACAGGGACAATCCGCGAGTTTCCGACGCTGGCTGCGGCGCAGGCTGATGCAGACGCTGGCAACATACCGGTAGGATCAACTGCGTATTACCGCAGCTCTGATGACAGTGCTCTTGCGGTTGAGGTTATTAACAACGCCGGGACGCTGCAGCCTACCGGGCGAAAAATGCCCTCACAGAACTACATCAACTCGATGATCATCACAGATGATGGCTCCCCCATCATGACTGTAAATGACGACGTCGGCTTTAGGCTTGCTGCACTAGGGAGGGATCTACTTCAAAACAGAGCGATACATGCTGAATACGACGATACTCTTGAAGGGTTCATTTTTAGAGATAGTGTCGGATTTATAATTCAGCAAATAGGAGTTCCTCTTCTTAGCGATGTGGACGATACACAGCCAATAGTTGAACAAGAGCAATTGGTTACAAAAGCATTGCATGCTGAGGCAACTGATGATGTGACGGGGGTATTATTTCGGGATAGCGTTGGTTTCATCTTATTAAGTGTGGATGGAGAGCAGCAATCAATTTCTGACAGCGATAGTGCAGATATAGCTAAACGTAATTCTGACAATATCGCTGCTGCAGACGCCATGCGGGCAGAAATAAATTACTCTTTTCAGAGACCTGTTTTTGATATAAATATAATTGTTACTTATGGCCAGTCATATAGTAACGGAACGCAAGGGGTTCCATGCCTTACCAGAGAAATAAAAGACTCTCTTAATTTAAAGATGCTGGGGATGTCAGTCAGGCCCCTTAATGTGCATAGTGGGTCTACATTTAACCCAGTTGGCAGCGCAGCGCTTAACAATTTGGTTGCTGTAAATCAAAGTGATGATGATGGTCATATCATGACTGATGCTGAAGTTATTGCAGCCAGTCCATGGTCTAATAATTATGGCGAATCAGTTGATATTGCCTCTTTGCAAATGTGGAGAACAATGCAGTTCCAGCAAAATGTGATTTCATCAGATTCTCGTCAGTATGTTGCATTAAACTGTGGTGTTGGCGGTCAAATTATCGAAAACCTTGAAAAAGGTGCATCAACCGGATTTTATAACAGGATTATTTCAGCGGTGACGCAGGTTAAGGGCATAGCTGATGCAGCCGGAAAAACCTGCGGCGTGGTTGGGTTATTGTATCTAGGGAACGAGTACAATTACGACAGTACGAAAGGCGGAACCACCGATAGAGTGGCCTACAGAAAAAAACTACGTGGATTAATTGATGATTTCATCAGCGATACAATCGCAATCACTGGACAGGAGTCCGTGCCGCTAACTTTACTGTATCAGACTGGAGGAAGTTATACTCGCGATGTAACCAAAATGTCTATTGGAGAAGCTCAGCTTGACATATGTGCTGCTGACCAGAATGTTATGATGGCCTCACCAAATTATATGGTTACAGGAAAAGGCGGCCATCCTGACGCAAATGGATATCGCTGGCTGGCCTCTCAGTTTGGAAAGGTTTTGCACAGAGTTCAGGATCGGTCTCAGCAATGGAAGCCATTGCAGCCCAGGAACATTACAATAAAAGGGACCCTCATCAGAATAGATTTTTTAGTATGGTCTCCGCCACTTAAGTTTATGTCTTCTTACGCGATTGGCACGGTAGCCCAGGATTACTCCGCCAGAGGATTTAGGGTCACAGATGATCTTGGTGATGTTCCGATATCATCTGTAAAAATTGTCGCGGCGACAGTGGTTGATTTAGAATTATCCAGGGAGACATCAGGTAGTGTATTTGTCTGGTACGGCAGCGAAACTGCATCTGGAGGTTGCGGAAATTTGTTTGATAGCGATGGAACAATATCTTTATCAAATTACGAATATCGCCCTGACCTTGGAGAGCGATCCTCTGCAAATATCACCGCCCTTGTAAATAAACCATATCCACTAAACAATCCATGCGTAGCTTTTTATAGACAGGCCACTTCACTTTAAAGGACAGATAAATGGGAACTCGAATCATTACTAATGACTTTGTAGGAGATAGTGGGTTAGGTTTTGATCCGCTAGTCAGGAGAGGGTTGCAGTATTTAAACTTTTTTGGCGGTACCGCTGATAAAACCGGTCGAAACCTGGCCCCGGGAGGCGCAGCGGCAACGGTCCTTGGCTCTCCTGTTGTTCAAGTTAATGGGGTCGAATTTACGCCGGCGGGGACGTTGCTGGACACCGGAATTTTACAGCCTCTCGATTTTACATTTTTCACTATATTTAATTGCCCAACTCTCTCGCAGATTCTCTTGTTGAGCAACTTTAATGGTGCTCGGCAGTCTGGCTCA